GCCCGGAGGTTCCGCGGGCGATCGCTAACGTGGGGGTCTCAGTTTCCTCGGAGACTCTCATGGGAGACGAGGCCACAGTGAAAGGCATTGCGGCGGCCGCCTACTACGCCCGTGCCTATGACATGGCGCCATACCTGCCAAGCCTGGCCCGCAAGTTTGCGGACTACGCCAGGAGCCTGAATGCCACGCCACTCATTGGGCACGAGGAGTCCATGAGGATTCGGGGGGACACCTCCCTGATCGGCGTTGAGCAGAGCGAGCTCATCAGGATGATCGACACGCGAATGGAGACCGAGGAGGAGGGCATGATCACGCCCTGCGACCTTGGTTACGACGAGGTGAGCCCTTCAGAGTGGGAGCGGTTTGTGGCCTACCCCTGGAGTTGGGAGACAAGGGGGCCCTCAGTGGGCTATGTAGAGTCACTTCCCGCCGCCTGGCGCCCTGCGTGGGCCCGGGATTGGTGAGCGTTCTTCGCGCACAGCCTGGACCTGGGTCAAAGTCGTAAAACTGACCTGCCGGGCCATTTTGGCCGGCCGCATTTTTCGGGGTAGGGGGGCTCACGGCCTAATAAGCCGTGGGTGAGAAGGGGGTTCCTGCGTACGGTTTTCCTGGTCACCACCGGATAGCAGGATAGCTGAGACCATCCAGCGAACGAGCACGCGGCGGTTACGAACACCGTCAGCACGCCCGCCCATTTTGGAGCCGCGTGTAGTGCCCGACCTCCGCCTTATTCTTTCCGTCTCCCTTCGGGTAGGGGGATCAAAGCCTGGTGGGCGGAACCGGCCGCCCTGAGGTGAGGCCAACTGGGAACCGCGAGATGGGTGCGCGGTGGGTATGCCGGCCCAGTAATCCCAGGACAAGGGTCCCGATGGTAAACGGCACAGCGCCGGGGTCTGGTTGCATGCGTTCATAGCGCTTGTAGTTGGACGAGGATCCACGTCGATGTCTACGGCCCCACGCGATAGGATATCGCACCCATGCGGGGCGCATGGGGACCCAAAACCCGACTGACCGCACACTGGCCTGCTGCTACTGTTGAGCAGGTCCGCCCCCCAATCGGACATTCTCCTTTTTCAGTCCGCGGTCGGGACAATTTGCTACCGCAGAAGCGACCCCCACTAATTGCAAACGCGCTACCTTGCAAC